CGGTGTTCCTGCACCATGCGCACCGCGCGTTCACGTACTTCAGGGGAATATTTGTTCGTCTTGGATTTCTTCATCATGGCTCCATTCTCTCGGGAAAAGGAGCCTCCTCAAAACCCGGGGCGGTTCACAACCCACCATATAAGCTTCGTGGTCAACGTACAGCGTGCGGCCTTCCAGATAACACCGCACCAGCACACTAGGATCGACCGAGAAGCCCCAATCCGCCCCCAACCTGAAGGTGGCCCCTGCTGGGGTCTCGAACTCGTCTATGCGCCAATTCTTGAATACTCGCGCTTCGCTGTTGCCACGATAACCACCCATCCAGACGTGGGCGTATTTATCGGGGTCACGCGCTCGGTCATATTCCATCTCATCCCGCAACACCTGGGGGAAGAATGGGTTGTCCTGATAGTTCGCCTCGACAACCACCGCACCCTTGGGCTTAGTCTCGCCCCTAAGCAGGACTTCAATTGGGTCGGTAGGCTGGTCTGGGTTCCAGCTAAACCAAAGCTCAGAGTTTTCCTTACGAATCGTCGGCCTCAACAGGCGCAGGCTTTTCTCGCTGGCGTTCTGCGCTTCCTCGAACCAAGCTCTATCAAAGCCCTCCAGAGACTTGATCGAGTCGCTGGTGTGGTTCTGCATCCCCTCGAAGATGGTCACGCCGCCACGCTTGGACAGAATGCGCCTGTCCTGTACCTCAAAGTAAGCCCCGGCGTTGTATTGCTCTATCTTGCTTTCCAGCAGCTTCTTAACCGAGAACTCCAGAGACTTCAGGGTTTCCCGTAGGCATACGAAGTCATACCGGCCAGATATGTTTTCCTCTAACCACAAACCACCGAAGAAATGTGATTTGGCACTTCCGCGTCCGCCGTGGCAGCCTTTGTATCGTGCTGGGTACAGCAAAGGCTCAAAGGCTTTAGGCGTCTGGATTGTCAGCGTTGACAATTTCTCTCACGATCTTGGTGTACGCAATATCAATCGGCCCACCACCCTCACCTGTGATCTCTACAGCCTTCAAGTCTGGAATAGCCTTACCAATCACGACCTTTGCAGCATTCACCTGGCTTGCCGTCATCTCAACTTCACCGTTTGCGTGTGAAAACAAGCGGTTAAGTAGCTGACTGGCTTGTATAAGCCGCTTCGTCTTGTCGGCGTGAGTGGTTTTGTTGGTGCGTGCTGCCATAGTGTGTTGACTCCCGTTATGGGTTCGGTCAGTTGTTCTCGGGTTAATCAATCTCTGCCGCAAGCGATACCGTGCCCTTATCAGCGTTAGGTGATATTGGCTCGAATAGTCTGCCGTCCAGCGTGCAAACGTACTGGCGCATAAAGGCGCAGTCGTCACTTCCGTGGACTGTGCAAATAGGGGTGATATAGGTCTTGGAGTAATGGGCGTCCTGGAAGAACCGGCAGTCTTTGCAGTGGTTCATTGGGTCCAGACGCAAAAAAGCCACCCGAAGGCGGCTATTGTTAATTTGATACTGATTGATAGTGTTTGCTATATGCGAATAGCGTATGGGCTGTTGGTGCGTTTACTAAGCGCGCACGATTCCAACCATGCGCGCCACCCCTTTTTGATATTTGCGCCGGGATTGACCGGACACGGTTTCAGTGGTAGATCTCATTATAACTTATATTTTCCAATGTCAAGCAATTATTCCAGTTTTTCTTCGACATTTCTCTGTATGGTGTTGCAGGCCGAGTCGGCCCGTTCAAACAGGTCTTTGAATACCTCGATCATGTCCTTCACCTGTGCATGTTCGGAGTTAAGTTTTAACACGCGCTTGCCTGTGCCATTACAGGGTGAGCATTGTTTGTCGCTAAGCACTGGCGTCCCATCTGGAACAACGTAGCGCACTCCACGACAAACAGGGCAGATATCGTCTACCCAATGCGTTAGCGCCTGAACCCCGACCCTGCTGGCGCTGCTTGGGCTGATCTGACGGCGGATCATGGACCGTCTGGCCCACATGATAAACAGGCGCTTGGCTGCGTCGAGTTCGGTGGCGTCGTTCAGGTACTTAATCCTGAATACCGACATATGCCCGTAATGGTGGCTTGCTGCCATCCCAGCAGCCCCCAGCACATCCACATGGCAGTCGTAAGTGTGGTGTTCGAGGTCGCTGCTTACCTCTGCCCTTGTAAGCCTGCCTAAAACGCTCATACTGCCTCCCGGCGAATAGTCCACAAATAGACTTTTTTGCTCATACAGTCTGCTCTCACCGTGGTAGCCTTTGTCGGAGTCTGTGGTTCATGCTGCATCCCGATAAGGTAGTTTCACATCATGCTCAACACAAAAGGCCAGCGTGTAATCAATCAGGCTGTTTAACCGGCCTATCCCCATCTGTGCCGACGATTCGCGTATGTTCACTATCTCGCCTTCCAGTCCTGCTATCACTTCCGCACCGTTGCCAGTGGCTATGCCGTGGCCGCTTATAAGTAAAACCTTCCATTGGGCATCGGTTCTGGTCTTGCCCATCCACTTAACCCCAGCTTTGGCTATCTCGCCGCATAGGTCGTGAAAGTAGGCGTTCTGTTCCAGCGTTCGGGTGGCTGGTTTAATGTCTGCCATGTACCCATCAGGCGCATCGTCTAGCATCCGGTGCAGGCGTGGCAGTGTTTGGTGGGTGATGGGTAGCTTCATGGCTTGAGGGCAGCGGATAGCATGGCGTATACGATCTTCTCTGCCAAAACACCCGAGCCAAGGTTGTGGTTCCCGTCCACCTCTCGAATAATGTTTGATAGCCAATCAACATCCGGGATGATTGGGGCTTGGGTGAATAGCCTGCTGCCAACAGGTGGTCTGGAGTCAGTAAGCCAGCGGATTCCGAATTGGCGTTCATCTACAACGGCCACCGGCTCACCCTGTCCCGCCTTGAGTGAGGCGAGTTCTTGCTGGGCTCCCAATTCATCATTTTCGTGCTGGAACTTTACAAACCATGACTGCGACTCTGCCTCAAGCTCTGCCACCCTTGCGCGTAGGGATTCGATTTCAGTCATACACCCTCCTTTGTCTGTGCCGTCTTTCCGGCTGTCAGCTTCGTTCCCAGCGATCCCCATCGCATAACCCGATGACGGCCTTTAAACGCCAGCGAGCAGGGTTCTAAGCGGTTGCTCATCGTGTGCGGTACTGCACAATGTCGCGGGCGGTACTGGCTCCGCATCCGAATATCAACGCCAGCCAGCCATAGCCCTTGTTGGATCCAGCCCTTTTCCATGACTCATATAGCTGTCGCATATCCTCAACCTGCTCGTTTGTAAGCTTGGCTCTGTGGTGCATCACGCCGCCTCCTTCGCTTTCACGCCATCCAGTGCTGTCTTCGCGTCCATGTCAGCCGGATAACCCAATGCCTCGCGCCATGAAATAACCGCCAGCGAGTCAACCTGTTCGCCAGCAGCTTCCCGCTCCATCAGCCGATAGGCCCATTGCGTCCCGGCCTTGGTCGTTCCGGGCAGGGCTGCGGCGATGGCGGTTTTAATCTCAGCCATGCGGTCAACGGCGTCAGCTTTTGTGACGGTTGCTTTGCCGGGTGCAGGCAGCGCAGCCATATATTCCGGAATAGGGTTGGCCTTGGCATTCATGAGCGCGTTCGTCCAGCGGGTCTTGATTTGCTCCCATGCCGTGCTGTTAAGGTCGTACCAGCCGATTGAGACGGCAGCCCAATACACGCCAGACCGGCTCCAAACGTCTGCGCCATTTCCTTCCAATCGAATACGCATCTGTTCGCAGGCTTCGGCCCATTCGGTCTTGGCATCCAGAACCGGACGGCACATAACCAAAAACTCAGGCAGCGTAGGGGGCCAGGGTTTCGTTCTGCACGCATCCAGCCCGCGTTTGATTTCCGTCGCCTCGTACCCAGCCAATTCCTTGGCCCATGCTTGCTTCACGCGCTCACGGGGGATGCTGCCAAACGAGTCAACCCATTTCGCCATGTAGAAATTCTCAAGCCGCTGGAATATCCGTTCTGCCCAAACATCAGGCAACGCGGGTACTGTCTGCTGTGATGTCGCGCTCAGTGCTGTCATGTTGTTCCCCCTGAAGTCGTTCGTGTGCTGCCTGTGCTTGTGCTGCGTAGCTGTCACGGTTTGCCTGTTTGCCGGTTGGCGAGGCGCGGGCCGGTGCTTGTCGCTGATTCCTGATCCAGTTGCGCCACGTAGCGTTCCAGTCGGCTTTGCGCCCCTTGGCTCCTGGTTGGGCAATCCAGTAATCAACGAAGCCGTCAGCAACGTCGAACGGGTTCAGGTCGGGACGCTTGGTTTTGCAAAACGACAAATCATCAGCCGTTGGCTTCCAGTCAGCAGGCAACCGCGTAGCGGGTGCAGATTTATTATTGGTGGTTCTTGGTGGTTCAATGGTGGTTAGGCTCCCGTGGGCGGGAGGGGTAAACGAACCTCCACGGGAGGGGTCACGAACCTCTACGGGAGGGGTCACCTCTACGGGAGGGGTCACCTCTACGGGAGGGGTTAGCAGCATTTGAATATTGATTTGGTACTGGCGAGACATGCCAGGATTGCCTCCGTTATCGTTGCCGACAACTGACAGCCACGAGTCTTTAATCAGGCGATGGACAATCACCCGTGCCTGTTTTGGCGTAAGGTTGATTTTCGCCGCTACAGCAGAGATTGATGGGTGTAGGCTTCCGCCAGCATCGTTGCACCAGTCGGCCATAGCCAGCATTGCAAGCTTGTCAGATCCGCCGCGCGGGAAGTTGTCCCACACAAGGGACATGACGCGGATGCTCATGCAAGCTCCTTAGCCATCGCCGTATAGCGGGCCTTGATTTCTTTAAGCTGGTCGATGGTGTAATGCTTGGCTTCGTGTTTACCCTCAAGCCACTCGACACGCTCGACGCCGATTTTTGCGACGAGGTTTTTACGGTATTCAACGATGTTGCCGGACAGGTGCGTATTGCACGGCTGGCACTGTTTCCAGATATTGAGTTCTTCAAACCGCAGCTCGGGCGCGGCCTTAGTTGAACGGTAGTGGCCTGCGTGCCATTGGCCTTGATGCTGGCGACCGCATGAGATACACGGCTCCAGACGGTCACGCAGGCGGATAAAACGGTTCATTGCGGCCTGGGCTTCTTTCATCCATTGCGCCCGCGTCTTGAGCCGGGCCTTGGCCTCGCGGGTAAGCCTGCGGTCTGTTTTTGCATTTTGCTGGCCGGTGTATCGCCATGCGCAAGGCACACAGCACACAGCCTGCAACGGTCGGTCAGGAGTGAACCGCTCTCCACAGCCCTTGCAAGTTTTGGGGCGCAGGGCCATCAGGCGGGAGCCATCAGCACACGGCGCAGCGCTACGTTTTCCTCGCGTAGCAGCCTGTTTTCGCGCTCAACATCAGATTCAACACGGCGGACAGAATGCAGGTCATACCCTCTTTTATGCAGCATCCACATAACTGGGGCGTCGTTTCCGCAGGTGTCCATCAGCTTTTCAAACTTCGGCCAGATAACCCCCTCGGTGCCTGACTGCCACCGCGAGAATTGAGCTTTATCAACCTTCAGTTCATCCTGTAGCGTCTTGTCCAACTGGAAGCCACCGAGTTCGGCACATAACCCGAGCGCCTCGCCCATCGTCTTTTTCCGGTAAACCTCCTCCGGGCGCACCTCTACGGGAAAAGAGAGTTGCGTCCCCTCAACGCTACGCATCATTGTTGTGGGCACTTGTGAGACTCCTTTGGGCAAAAAAAAGTAAGCTGCTAGGCATGGAAACGAAAAACGAACCGACCGACGAACTGAAGCCGATACAGAAATGGCTCCACGTATGGACAGACGCTGAGAGAGCGCGGAATAAAAAAGCCACCATCGGGTCGCCTGACAACAATGGGGGCGTCCCGGCAAACCGGGGAAAGGAGAATGTTTGGCAGGAGGCTGTCACGCCGCTTCCTCGTACACATCAGGGCGCAACTCGTGACGAGTAGTGCGCCAGTTCGTGGCTTTTTCGAGACGCTGGGCGAGTTGTGGACTTGCCCTGCTGAACCCGTAAGCAATCTGGATCAGGTAATCCGATGTGGTTCCGGCGTCAGCGGCGATCCGCTCAAAGTCGCTTTTCTGGTCTAGTAAAGATTGGATTCTCATAACAAAGACATTAGCCTAGAGCTAAAGCCATGTCAAGTGGAGTTTAGCGATTCGTCTATTTCGTGCGGGGCTAATACCGGCTTTACTTGGAATATGGACATAAAACAAATAAGACGTAGCAACATGCTCGCGCTCATTGGTGGGGAAAAAACCAAGGCAGCCTTTGCGCGCAAGGTCGGTACAGAACCCGCCTACATCAGCCAAATATTAAGCACAAAGACCAAGGCTGACATTGGGGATGTTGTAGCGAGGGCTATCGAAAAGGCATACGGGCTGGACTATGGGTGGATGGATCACGAACACCACACGGCAGCAGAAAAGGCGGATCAAAGCATCTTCGCGGATTTCGAGTGGACGTATCAAACAGCATCCCCGGCTGGGAAAAAGTTTCTTTTGGGGGCAATAGAGGCGGCCAAGCTGGCGTTTATAGAAGATCAAAAAGACGGGCGCAAAAAGGCATGAAGCTTGCACGTATGGCTATGGCAGAAACCACCGATCACAGCCAATGCAGGGAAACAATATGCGTCATTACCTTCTTGATCCAGAGGAAGCTGAATTACTGGCGTATTACAGGATGCTGAGCGCTGATATGAAGATAGCTGTAATCGCTTTAATTACGTCACAGTCAAGTTATACATGTCACAAACTCGACAAACGTGTTGAGATCAAGTTAGTAGACTGATAGGCGCACCACGGCAGCGCCTGCAATGCCGTGACACCCAGGGGAAACCATGAAAACACTTGTCTTAATAACCATGCTTGCAACGTCACTACCGGCTGTGGCCGATCAACTTGTGAGGGGCCATGTAAAAAGCGACGGTACTTATGTCGCACCTTATATCCGAACCAGCCCAAACAACGTCCAGTTTGACAACTACAGCACCGAAGGCAATACCAACCCATACACCGGGCAGCGGGGCAGTCAACGTGATAGCACATATGATGTGAAGCCAGTCCGAAACCCTTACGGCAGATAACCAGCACAAACAACCACCCGCTTCGGCGGGTTTTTTTTGTCCCCATGAAAGATATTTAGTGATTCGCTATTGACATTGCATTAGTCGTGGACTAAAGTTACCCCATCGCAGCAAAACAACGCAGCGACCCGGCAAAAGCCTACGGGCCATGCCCCCCAGTTGAGAATCCGGCGAATCTGACCGGGCGCGCAACGAGCCGAAAGGCCACGCAGGAACGCGACAGGGGATAAGCACCGGGTAGGTTGTTTAACGACTAGGAGGAAAGACGATGCAACTGGATGAACCCAACACCCGCACCAGCCCGCAAATGGTTGGTGACAGCAAAGTGGCGGCAGCTTTCGCCCGTGCCGAGAATGCAGCCGAAGCCTACATTGCCAAACGCAGGTTCAACCGTGAACAGGCCCAAGCCAAGTGGGTGATGAAGTCGAATGAGCGCTACCAGGAAAACGACTTGCGCCGCATGTTAGGCACCCGCGCTGGCCGTATTGACGACACATACACCGCCGAAGTCCCTTTAACCCTTGGCTGGAACAGTTACGAAGATGGAACATCGCTGGCCTTTGTCTCGCTGGGTGGCGTGGACGTATCCGCCTACCTGCCGCCTGATGTGCTGGCAGACATTCAGAGCCACGTTTTAAGCAAATGGGAGGATGAACAATGAATAAGGACGAAACACGGCTCTCATGGCTGGTCAGAGCGTTCCAAGACGCTCACAGCATCAATACCTCAGATTCTTGGGGAGAGGTTCGCCATATGGTTTACGCGGCCTCACAAGCCCTGTTATGGCACGACGACACCCACGAATCTATGGCGGATCGTGCCGCGTATCAATTCCTGGGCGGAATCTGCCATGTCAACGCGCTTGCCTGCATCTATGACAAATTCAAGGAGGCGGCATGAGCTTCGGGATCAGAAACGAATTACGGGCCTACCAGCATCAGCAGATGCGGCGGGAACAGATCAAAAGCCAGAACCGCATGATGGCAAAGGTAGTGATTGTCTGCCTTGCGATTTACATCGTTGCGCAAGCATGGGGATAAGCATGAACAAACTTAACGAATTGCAGGCAATCGTCAAACGGTCGTGGGATCAAGCGGTCAACGACCCCGATATACGGCGCTGGAACTCTCTCTCGGTACTGGCTGGGTGCGGATCAGTGCAGGCAGAGCTTGAATATGGGGACACATTTGCAGCAGCCTCGCTTGAAGGGATTGCAGAAGAATCAAGACGCCGTGCGCTGGCAATGCAACCGCAGCGGGTGGCAGCATGATTATCAACACCAAACGGCTACAAGCCGCCGAGGAAATGCGCCAACAGGCTCTTGACTACATCAACGCCAACCCCGGGCAGCTTTGCCCGGTGATCGTAAGTGCGCTTGGCTGGAAAACACACTCCGGGTTGGGCAGATTACGGCGCATGGTTGAAGGTGGAGAGTTGCACCGGGTGCCCGCGATCCAGACCCTGGTGGACGATAACGGCGTGGAGTTCCACCAGCGCACACATGCCTATACCGCGCTGGTTAAAACAACCCGCAGCGCTGACAGCGTTGGTGATGCGATCCGAGATGGGAAATACGCCAGCGTTGAGCGCGCACCGAAAACGACCCAATGCAAGTGGGTTAACGGTCGGTACATAAACAACAAACAGGACCGTGACGCCAAGCCCTGCCCGGATGCAATGGGTTCAGGCCGTCAGCGTGTGTTTGCAGGCTCGTCCTGCTCAATGGTTTAAGGAGCGACCATGATTATCAATAACGTAATTTCGCATCCCCACCCGCATTGCCTTGTCCCGGTTGCCCGCGACCCCAAGGCTTATGTCCCGGCGGATGAAACCAATATCCGCAACACCTGGAGGCGCAGCCTGGAATCGGATTATGAAACCGTGCAGCGCCAGGACTGGCTAGAGCCTGGGGGCTTTCAATGACCAGCGAATACAGCACGATGGCATGGCTTGACGGAAAGCTGGTTGATGTAGTCGCCACCTATGAAGTGGATGGGTTGGAGCCGCTGGTTTATGGCGTGTTCGCTTTAGGTAACGAGGATATAGACGTGACGGACGCTATTCACCCTGACGAGTTCGACCGCATTTACACGGCTATCTGTGAAAACGTTGTTGGCACGATGACAGACGCCGCTGAAATGGCGATGGATATGGAAAGGTAGCCAAATGAAGAAATTAAACGACGATTTCCCCCCGCTTGATGGTGTAGCCAAAATCGATACATCACACCGATTCGCAATGCTGGCAAGCGTTAACGTGAATACTAAGATCGAGAAGAAGAATGGTCTGTCATATCTGTCATGGGCGTGGGCTGTAGATCAGCTAATGCGCCATGACCCGCAAGCCACATGGGAATACCGGGATCCGGTGCGGTGGGGCGATACCGTCATGGTGTTTTGCACTGTGACCGCGTTTGGAAAAGCCATGACCGCACAACTCCCGGTCATGAATCACCGCAATCAGGCGATTGCTAACCCCGATGCTTTTGCGGTAAATACCGCAATGCAACGGTGCCTGGTCAAATCTATTGCCCTGCATGGACTCGGGCTGTATATCTACGCCGGAGAAGACCTGCCTCAGGACGAAGGCAGCGATGAGGATGCGGAATGGGCCGAAGGTCAGGCCATGCAGATTCGCAGCCTGATAGTAAAGCAGGATATAGCCGGGGCTGCGCTGTGCCTGAACTCTCTAGGCGTTGGCGGTGTATATGACGGTGAGGCCAAGGAGGCCGTATGGAGCCGCCTAGAAAGCCCCACACGCAGCGCAATCAAGGCATATGACGCAATCACCCAGGCTAAGACATTGGACGAGCTTACAGCCGCATGGAAAGCAGCACCGAAGCATTCACATGAATTGTTGCTGCCGGTCGCCACCAAGCGTAAATCTGAGCTAGTCGAGCCAGAGCAGGCAGCCGCATGATGGGCATGACTATCCCTGCAGACAAGCGGCAAGCAGGGGGTGACCACTACCTTGAAATGGGCGTCACCCCCTGGCAGGTCGTTGATACATGGCCAATTGAGCAGCAGATAGGTGCATATCGATTGAGCGCCCTCAAATACATCATGCGCATGGGTAGTAAGGATGAGCAGGCGCAGGAAATCCGCAAGGGTGCGCACTGTCTGGACAAGCTTTTGGAAGTTTTAACTAAGGAATAAACATGAAAGCATTTGGAATGGCAACTCTCGGGGCTGATATGGCCGTTAAGTATCTACCAAACGGTGACCCCATCGGAGAGGCTTCTTTGGCTTTCCGCTTGGGCCGCAAGGACAAGGCAACCGGAGAATACATCACCGTATGGATGAAGGCGTCCATGTACGGCAAGCGGGCCGAAACACTCGCTCCAATGCTCATCAAAGGTTCAAAACATGCCTTCCACCTGCGGGACTTGCGGATTGAAGAATGGACGGACAAGGACGGAAACACTCGCTCAACCATGCGGGCGGAAATTGACGATGTAGAACTCGGCGGACAGAAGCAAAGCGCAGCGCCAGTTCAGCCGACACAGCGCCAGAAACCAGCGGCTAGCGGGTTTGACGATATGGACGCCGAATCTATTCCGTTCTGAGGACTGACATGGATGACATTTACACCCCCGCCGAACTAGAGCGGATCACCGGGGCCAAGACTGGCCATAAACAGGCCGAAATACTCAGGCTGTGGGGGTTGAATGTATGGCCGAACAGGAAGAACGAAGCCATCCTTACCCGGGAGGCATTCGTAAGGTTTCAGCTTGGCGGCATGTCGCCAGAAGCCGAGCGGGAGCCTGTTGTAAGGTTTGGGTAACGCATAGCTTAGGGGCCGCGCGCTTTTGCGCGGTCCCGCTAGAGCGCCGGGTTAGAGCGCTGTTTCAACTAGGAGAGAACATGGATTACCGAAGACTGAGCGACGAGATAGCCGACCTTATGGTTGCCCGCCTAAATTATTTTGACGAGATGCCAAAACTTGGGACACTTGGGACCGACTACAGCTTCGACGAGGCCCAGGCCGCGATGGATTCCGGGGTAGACCGATACAGGAATGACCCTATTTTTCGAGCGAAGGCGATGTCTCTCGTTGCTGACGTGATGGTCGCAGTAAGGCGCAACGCAGAGCGCTCTAACGGCTGAATTGAGGGGCCGCGCGCTTTTGCGCGGTCCCGCTCGGATGATTTGTTGGGCACTGACTGGAGAGAACAATGGGCGAAGATGATTGGTTTGAGCAGTTTCGGGAACACCTGTTTGGAATGCGGAAAGCCGCCTATGAGTTTGGGCAATGCAACCGACCGGATGACCACGAAAGAATGCTGGCAGAACAGCGGGCGATTTTTGCAATGATCGACGCGCTGATGTTTGAGTACTGCCCGGAGAAGATGACACCCGGGCAGATTGAAATTTACGAGCGACACCAAAGAGCGGTGCCCAACGCAGACAGCTAACCGGCTGGCCGAAGGCCAGTTTGAAGTGCATGTTAGGCACTGGCAGTTATCCGGGAATCCCGGACTACTCTGATGAAAATATATTTGATTTAGGTATTTACTTTAATTGAAATAGGTGTATACTTCTTTCATCGGGCAAGCAATACCGCTACCGAACAAAGGAGAAGCAAAAATGAACACACTGACAGCAGAACAAATGATGCAGCAGCCAGACGCTATTGCGTATCTTGAAGAGTTGGCCGCAGACATCGCCAAGAATGGCGGTCTTGAAGGTAAAAACATAGAGCAAGCCGTAAAAGAAGCGCATGCGCGCCGCCAAGCCTTTGCAGAAGAAATGGCGCTATGCGAAACGCGACGCGCAATGATGGCGCGTAAAGCAATTATGGCTTCGGTTTTTATTGAAGCGAATGCGCAGCATTATCAGGAAAAACAAAATCAGTTAGTACGCGACGCAAAGCGCGGCCTCAATATTGAAATGGAAGAACTTGCAGAATGAGCGGAGGAAAACGCGAGGGGTCAGGGCGCAAGCCCTCCCCGCCTGAATTGTTGAAAGTTCCGGTTTCGATCAAGTTGCCGCGCTGGCTATTGGCGTGGATGGACACGCAGCCAGAGAGCCGGGCTGTGCTGATCGAAGAGGCCTTAAAACGTCGGCACAAGCTGAAGCCGCCCGAAGGGTCCTAACTTTTGAGTTAACCGGGCGCGGTTTGGCCCACGCGATGCCGGAGCAGCTTAAGGCGCTCCGGTTGGACGAATTGTTATACATGGAACGCAAAATGCGAGAACGAAACGACGAAATTACCAAACGGGCCTTGCGCGGCGAAAAGATGACAGAACTTGCTAAAGAGTTTGGTGTTTCAAGCCCAAGGATAAGGCAAATAGTCGCGCGGGTATGCAAGCGCCAAAATAAGCAATGGTTTAAGGCAATGCCATCGTTTAAAGAAGATGAAAATAATGCTTGGGGTTTTGATCTGCAATGGGCGCGTGACCACAGGCGCGTATTTTTTGACGATGTATAACGCATAAGGTAACGCGCCGCGCTTCAGCGCGGTCGCTGTTGACCGCCGTGTTAGCGGGCTGGTTGAACGAAGTGAGGAACTAAATGGCTGAAAAAGTGGTGATTGGAAACGCGGAACTTTGGCACGGCGACTGCCGGGAGATATTGCCCACGCTGCCAGGGTGCGACCTGATTTTGACCGACCCACCCTACGGGATTGGAGCAGACGCAGCCGCACACAAAGCCAGCGGAAATGTGGTTGGGCACGGACATAGGAGAGTGGCGAAGCGTGCATACGCCGCGACCGAATGGGACAGTGAACCGCCGCCCGACTGGTTTTTTGGGTTGATGATTTGCAAGGGGAAATACCAAATAATTTTCGGCGGCAATTACTACACTTTGCCACCATGCAAAGGCCCGCTGGTTTGGGACAAGCAAAACGATGGAAACAATTTTGCGGATGCAGAATTGGCATGGAATAACCTCGGATGCCCGGTGAGGATTAAACGGCACTTGTGGAATGGTTTTGCGCGGGCTGGAAATGAAGAACGCTTTGACCACCCAACACAAAAGCCAGTGCCAGTGATGGAGTGGGCGATAGCACAAGCCCCGGATGATGTTGTAACGGTTTGCGACCCATTCATGGGCAGCGGAACCACTGGCGTTGCTTGTGTGAACTTGGGCAGGCAATTTACTGGGATCGAGCGAGAGCGCAAGTATTTCGACATAGCCTGCGCACGCATAGCACGCGCCCAGGCGCAGGAGCGGTTGTTCGCATGAAGCCCGCTAACGTCCAAGGTAATGGGCTGGCCGCAACGAACCAGACGAAGGAAACGACATGACCGAAACGACACAGGAAAACGAAGCCACTGAAGGCCAGTCCCGATTGACCGCAGAGTTAGAGGCGCTGCCATGCCCCTTCTGTGGGATGGCCGCTGACTTTGATGACCCGGACACCCTGCACCCGAACGGATCGGGGTGGCTTGAATACGAGAACGGGGAATTCCGCACATACCACCGATATGACGCCGTGCCAAAAGAGCAATGGTGCTGGGTGATGAACTGCCCAGAACCATCGGGGGGCTGCGGGTGTGAGGTCACAGGTGATAGCAAAAGTGAGGCACTGGCGAAGTGGAACAGACGAGCCTCTAACGCTTGAAGTGAGCCGGGCCTTACGGAACCCGGCAAGGATTGAAGAAGCTAGCGGGCCTCGGCTCGACCGGATTGTTGGGCACGAACAGGAGCGAAGAATGGAACTTTTCAAAAAGACGTATAACGGCGAAAGCATTGTTGATGTTGGGAGGGACGTGTCTGAGGCGTTTGACTCTGACTATAACGCACCCGCTGCCTTAATACCTCAAGACGAGCACGGATTTCAGCAAGGCGAGTTTATCGTGACTATCGAATGGGTGCCCAACGTGTAGTTGAGCGGGCGCGTATAAATTTTTAATTGAAAAACCACGCTTCGGGCGCTCCGCTCGAACGTAAAGTTAGGGGTGAAACTATGACAAGGCTTGAATTGGCGATAATTGCGGTGGGCGAGTTTTTACATTCGGATCCGGCAGAATTCACGGACTATGCAAAAGCGAAAAAAGAAGTGATGGAGGATTGGTACTATATTTCGGATGCGATAACCGCCAGCTTTAAGCACGAGCGCGAATCAACCCCTAACGCTTGAAGTGAGCAGCGGGCTACGGAAAAACGCGAAGTGGACGGAGCTTAATGCCCGTCTGCTCGACTGAATTGTTAGGGGCGGGCATGAGCGAGAAAATGGACTATTGGAAAGCGCAGATTGGCAAAACAATTAACGCCAAAGGGTATAGAGACAATACCGCCACCGGGACTTTGTTGGGTGTTGGTTATGGATTGTGGGGATATGGCGGTGATTCCGTTGCGTTGGAATTGGATGTTGCTGACCATGATGGAACATATACATGGCCTGCCGGGTTGTGTGAGGTAGCCCCTAACGCAGACAGCTAACCGGCTGCCGCTTGCGGCAGTCCAGCGACCGCAGGGAGCGGGGTTCAGCGCCTTGTTCGGCAACGCGATTAACCACTGGGAGACAAAAATGGCAAGCCTAATTCCTGAAACAGTGACACACCTACAGGCAACTGCATTTGTTAGCGATGCAGAACTTAGCGCGATTGGGCGCGACCGCATCATTCACGCAGAAGCCGAAAAGATGGCAGAAATGGCCTTGCGCAAGCTGCTGGCTGATTGCATTAAAACAGAAGGCGACTACATGGGGCACAAGGGGCAGACGCTTAGGCTGGACGTTTACATTCTTTCCCGTGCCGACCTTCACCAGATCATTGCGCGGGCAAGAGAGCAAGGCGAACACGATGCCATGCGCTGGACGGTGCCGAACGCCATTGAATTAACGGGCGACCCGCTTGCGGGGCGTCCGCGTTGAATGAATTGTTGGGCACAGCCCGGAGATGATGACGATGACCGACGAAGAATTTGACGCACTATGGACAAGCTGCGAATGGCGGCAAGAAATAGACCGGCTGCGACTGGACGAAGAAGGCGCGAAAGAAGCATTTGGCGCGGTGGTGCAGCAAAAGCTAGAACTAGCCGCCGAGTGCAACCGTTTGCGCCGATTGCTTGACGCGGCGTATAGCGATATACGCAAGGTGCCCAACGCCTGAATTCACAGGCGGGCGGCTTTATCGCCCGTCCGGTGGAATGATTTGTTAGGCACAGGCCCGGAGAGGAAAGACGATGGATTTTTTACTTGAGAGAAAACGCACAGAGGACATGCTTGACGAAGTGATTTCGTTTCGCGGTGAGGTGCGTACCAGTGACCTTATTCGGCTGCGCTTGAGCAATTTTGACCGTGCGCTACTGGAAGATATAAACGGGGATGCAAGGGCCACTCCAGCCGATTACCTGCTGGGGCTGGAAATGATATTCCGCAGACACGCAGAGCAGGTGCCCAACGCATTAGCTAAGGGGCGCGCTGAAAGCGCGTCCAGCGACTGAAAGGAGCGGCCTTGAGCGCCTTGTTATGCGCTGCACTGTTTGTGCAACCGACTGGATGCTATGCGGGGATGACGCAGGTTGATGCTTGGCCTGAACATCGAGACGCGAGACGCTACACAGGAACGTTGCCGGTAGTGGCGCACCCGCCTTGCCAGTTGTGGGGTGCGATGGCTGCGGTGAACTTTGCACGATGGGGCGGAGACCACAACCGGCCAGGGAATGACGGCGGTTGCTTTGCCGCTGCACTGGAAAGCGTGAGGCGGTGCGGTGGTGTGCTGGAACACCCGGCAAAAACCCGCGCATGGATGGCGCACGGACTGGCCTACCCGGCGGCGATAGGCTGGCAACAGACCATCGATGGGGGATGGGTTTGCGAAGTGTGGCAGAGCGCCTACGGCCACCGGGCGAACAAGGCGACGTGGCTTTACTACCACGGCACGAACCCGCCTTTTGAACTGCGGTGGGCGAGGCCTGAAGGAACGCACCAGATTGGTGGGCACGACCAGCGGGGCAAGGCGGCGAACAAGCCGACCGTTGGCAAGATAGAGGCGAGCGCTACGCCGATTGAGTTTAGGGACGAGCTGCTGCGCTTGGCGATGATGGCGCATAACGCAGACAGCTAACCGGCGGCGCTTTAGCGCCGTCCAGCGACCAAAGGGAGCGGGGTTGAGCGCCTTGTTAGAGCGCTGTTACAACAGGAGAGAACATGGATAAATGCAGGCAGGATTTTGAGTTAGCGTGCGGAACAGAGGATATGTTTGCCTCACGACCAGACGCCCTAGAGCAGTACCGGATGGACTGGAAATTATGGACAGATGCGGCAACAGCCGAACGCGAAGCGTGCGCTGCGATTGCTGATGCCAGAGCGATGCGTTGTGAAGCAAAGGTGGCGCTTGCCGAGGACGCCGATGAGGTAACGCACCTGCGCAGCCTGGCGTGGCAATTTTCGGTGCTGGCCGCTGAAATGAGGAAGCGCTCTAACTAGTATTAGGGCGCACGTCGTAAACAGGAGAATAAAAATTCCATCAATGAAATCAGATATTTCCATCACGGTGAAGGCCGGTAATCGGACTTTTACAATCGGTGGCGTAAAGATGCTGGATGGGCGGTTCAAGATCAAGCGCGGTCGGTCATGGTCGGATAAAAGACCGTGGGCTACCAGGACAGAGATAGCAGACGAGTTGCGCAAATGGCTGGTACGGAACGCATAGTTGTAAGTCAGACGATTGGCGAAAAATGATAAAACCCCCCACCGGATGCAGAATCAAATCAGGGCGATATTATCGTGTCATTTATACAGGCATTGAGAATGGCAAGCGTAAACAAACATGGGTTCCGCTCACCAAGACCAGTGAGGGGTTAGCCGCGCTGTATGTCGCACTGGCCCGCCTTGAGTCCAAGCCAACCAAAGACACCAGAATGCCGCAACGAATCACGCAATGGCTCACGCAGGCATTGCAGGGGCTTTCAGTCACCGAGCAGAAAGAGCAGGCCCGTATGGGTGTCACGCTATCTGCGGCCTTTGTTGAGTTCCGGACCGAGCAGGTACAGGCACGGCATATCCTGGCATTCCTCCAACAGTTTACCAATCAAGGCAAACGCAGGACAGCGCAGCGCTACAAGGCTGTCTTAACCAAGTTTTTTAGGTGGTGTATCGTCCAGGGGGATCGGGTAGACAACCCGGTTCAAGCCGTCCGCACCCCGCCACCATTGGCCCATAAGCGCTATATCACGGACGCGGAGTTTCTGGCAATCCGGGCCAAGCTTGATCCCATGCCGCAAATTTATGTTGACTTGCTCTATTTGACAGGGCAGCGGGGCATGGACATTCGCACGCTGAAATGGGCCGATATATCAGATGGCGTTATCCACTTCCAGCCAAGCAAAACCATGCACAGCACTGGCGTAAAGGTGGACTGGACAATATCACCGGCAATCAAACAAGTCCTAGAGCGCGCTAAGGAGTATATGCGCACACAGTCAAGAATGTCCCCCTTTGTGGTGCATACGAGGCAAGGCGGGGCATACACCAAAAGCGGTATTTACTCAGCATGGCGTAGGGCATTGCTGGAAACCAAGCTGCCCGCCTGCTCGTTAAAAGACCTGCGTGCCAAGCATGGAACCGACGCCGAAAAGTGCGGCCATAGCGTCGGAGACATAAGCAAAGGTTATGGGCATTCAGATGAAAGCATGACCAGAACCTACCTAAAACAGCGTCAAGCGATGGTGGCTACAGTCGCCTTAAGCATTCCTGAATCGTCAACTTGATGGGAAAGAAAGCCGTTTGATGAGAAAGCCAATTTCCTGAGATCACGGTATATGGTCGGGGTGAGGGGATTCGAACTCCTGACATCCTGCTCCCAAAGCAGGCGCGCTACCGGGCTGCGCTACACCCCGAAATCCTGTCTAATGCAAACCAGCCGCATTTCGGAGAAGCGAGACTATACATGGGCAAAGCGGGTGTGGTCAATTTTTGCTTGAGTAATAGGGGCAATTTCCGCGAAAATCAACCTTTTGCTTCAGGGCTGCCTTGATGAGCGCACGTATTCTCGACGGTAAGGCCATGGCCGACACCATCCTCGCGGTAATCCATGACAAGGTGGCGGAACGCGAGGTGCAAGGCAAGCGCCGGCCCGGACTGGCGGTGATCCTGGTAGGTAGCGATGCGGCTTCAGCCGTGTACGTCCGCAACAAGAAACGCGCCTGCGAGCGGGCTGCGGTTACCAGCGTGGCGCACGATCTGCCCAGCACCACCACCCAGGAACAGCTGTTGGCACTCATCGACACGCTTAACGCCGACGCGGCGATTGACGGCATTCTGGTTCAGTTGCCGCTGCCTGCGCATATCGATGCGGAAACGGTGATCGAGCGCATTCGGCCAGACAAGGATGTGGACGGCTTTCACCCTTACAACATCGGGCGGCTGGCAGTGAAAATGCCCACCCTGCGGCCTTCGACGCCGCGCGGCATCATGACCCTGCTGCGCGCAACCGGTCAGGAACTGCGTGGCATGAATGCAGTGATGGTGGGCGCCTCGAACATCGTGGGCCGCCCCATGAGCCTGGAATTGTTACTGGCGGGCTGCACCATCACTGTTTGCCACAGCGCTACCCGCGATCTGGAAAGCTTTGTTCGTTCCGCCGAAGTGTTGGTGGTGGGGGTGGGGCGGCCGCGCATGATCCCCGGCGACTGGATACGCGAAGGTGCTGTGGTCATCGATGTGGGCATCAACCGCCTGCCGGACGGCAAACTGGTGGGCGATGTCGATTTCGAGTCTGCCAGGGAGCGCGCGGCCTGGATCACGCCGGTGCCCGGCGGGGTGGGCCCCATGACGGTGGCAACGTTGCTGGAAAACACCCTTGAGGCAGCACTGATGCACAACCCTTAATCTGTTTTCGGGCCCTGTCAGGCCTGGTGCAAAGCCTTCAAATACGCCACATCCACCCATGGCTGATTGAATTCGGCACCCGCGATGCGCTGGGTCGGGGCGCCGGGGTCGCCCAGATCCGATACTATAAGCGAGGCACCCGTGAAATCGTGGTCCAGTGTGTAGTCATTGACCGTAACCAGCGTTTTCAGCCCCGCGCCCAGACTCGAGCGCAAGCCGTTTTCCGAATCTTCGAAGGCCAGGCATTCGGCAGGATTGAGGCCCATTTTTTCCAGTGCATGATGATAGATATCCGGTGCCGGTTTCTTTGAGGGCACGATATCGCCGGCGGCAATCACCTCAAACCAGTCCTGGGTACCCGAGCCAAGGCTGTGTTCCAGGAGTACTGTGACATTTTCCGGCGTGGTGGTGGTGGCAATCCCCAACCGCAGTCCCGCCGCCCGTGCCTCATTCAGCAACCGTTTGACGCCGGGTCGCATCGGGATGCTGCCGGTGGCGGCAAGCGCCGCATAGTGGCGGGTTTTGGCCTGGTGCAGGTCGGCCACCAGTTGGTCAAAATGCGCAGGTTTCTGATAGTCCGGCCGATAGTGTTCGATATAGTGCTTGATCCGTTCCTTGCCCCCCGTCACGGCCAGTAGCTTGCCGTAAAGGGCGGCATCCCAATGCCAGTCCAGACCGGCATCCTTGAAAGCCTGATTGAAGGCGGGGCGGTGTCCGTCGCGTTCGGTATCGGCAAGGGTGCCGTCGACGTCAAATAATAGGGCGTGTAGGGTCATATGGGTTGCAGCGGTTAAGCGATTCTGATATT